GAGTTGATTCCAGAACTACCACCTGAACTAGTTCTAGCCCTAGAGGATGCTAGTGAGGATGTGTCTTTGACCGAAGAACAGTTTGACATGGTTGTGGAATCTATTGCTGAACTTGATGAGGAAGAGGCGGTAGCACTGATTGAGCAAATCCTTGATACCGCAGTAACATCAGAACAGGCAACAGAACTGGCTTCTAATCCCGAGGTGCTTGCTGTTGTCACCTCAGAACAGGCAGAAGAAATCTTTGAAACTTTGGATGTAACCGAATTAGATAACACCCAAATAGATGCTTTGGTTGAAGCAGTCCAGTCTGCACCTGTAACTGTGCGAAAAGCGTTTGAAAAGACCATCAACGTCTTTGATGACGGTTTGGGTGATTATGTCCCAATTGGTTCCAATGTTCCCGTAGACACTCGCAGGACGCTTATAGCGGTGGCTGCTGGGGCTGCCACCGTTGCAGCAGGACAACGTAGAGTTAAGTAACAGCCAGCACTATAGGTGTGAAGAAAATACTCTCTGAAATCCACGGTTTGACCTGGACTCTAGCCGGCACTGGAATGGTGCTGATTACGTTGTCGGGTTCTACGAGGGTCTTTGGTATTCAAATCACATTAGTAGCAATAGCCATTCACCTACTCGGTGCTATCTTTGGAGATACCAGTGAAAAATAATAATCAGTCAGTTGACCAGACCGCCAAGGGTGGTGTTTTGGGTATTGTTGTGTACCTGTGCGTGAAGTACAATGTTGATGCTGCTTTGACAGCAATGGCGATGCCATTGGTGGCTGCAGGATTGTCATGGGCTTCGACCAAGATTGGCGACCCAACTGTCGCATCGTTTATTGGGTCTAAGGCTTCACAAGGCAAGCCGTTGACTGTCAAGAAGGCTGCTAAAAAGAAAGCATAATGGAACTCACAGACCTTCTCAATGAGAAGGAATGGCGCAAGTGCAAAGGTCCAGAGAATGCAACCACCGAAGAGTTGGTGGCTGCGTTTTCTCATTTCTGCTCTAACTACTGGCACATCAGACATCCTGAGCGTGGTCGCATCAAGTTTGAAATGCGTGAAGCACAGATTGAAACTGTGCGTTGCTGGATTGAAGACCGATACACGATTGTTTTGAAAGCTCGCCAGATTGGATTCTCCACTCTGGCTGCTACATTTACTTTTTGGGAACAGTTCTTTTGGCCTGACCGATTTACCGTAATGCTTTCACGCACAGAGCGTGAAGCAGCCAAGTTGCTACAGAAAACGAAGTACGGTTACAAGATGTTGCCGAACTGGGTTCGCCAACGAGGGCCTGACTTGCTGTCCGATAACCAGTTGAAGATGGTGTTTGCTAATGACTCTGCTATTGAGTCATTACCTTCTGGTAATGACCCTGCTCGTGGAGAATCTGTGTATCGAGTGTTTATTGACGAGATGGCGTTTATTCCCAACGCTGCTGAAGCTTGGGCATCTATTGAACCGATTGCCGACGTTGGTGGACGTGTGAACTGTTTGAGCACAGCCAACGGCGAAGGCAACATATTTCACGAACTGTGGGTTGGTTCTCAAACTGGAACTAATCGGTTTACTGGAATCTTTTTTCCTTGGTCTGCTGGAGACCGTGACCAAGCATGGTACGACGCCAAGAAGGCAGACTTGCCTGATTGGCAGATGGCACAAGAATATCCTGATGACCCAGATGAAGCGTTTATTCGTTCTGGTCGTCCGGTCTTTGACCTTGAAGCAATACGACTGATTGAACCTATTGAACCTGACCGTGGATATCTGAAGTCATCATCTGGTCGTAACAACTACGATTTTTACGAAGATGGTGGAGCCTTGGCTATTTGGGATTATCCCGCGCGAGGCGAGACTTACGTGATTGGAGCGGACGTTGCAGAAGGCTTGGGGCATGGTGACTTTAGTTCTGCTCATGTGATTTCTGCTGATACCGGCATGGTTGTTGCACACTGGCACGGTCACGTAGACCCTGACATCTTTGGCGAAGAGGTCTTGAAAGAGATTGGGTATTACTACAATCGAGCTTTGATTGGTGTGGAATCAAACAACCACGGTTTGACTACCTTGAAGGGTTTGCAAAGGTCTGGCTATAGGAATATCTTTCGTCAGCGAAAGATGAACCATCGAAATCCACAGATTAGCGAAACGATGGGTTGGAGAACAACTGCTGTGTCAAAGCCTTTGGCTATTGACGAACTGAACGCTGCTATTCGTGATGAGAGTCTTTCTTTGTATGACGGTAAGACAATGGCCGAATTACGCACTTTTGTGCGTGAAGCCAATGGCAAGATGCATGGTTCTCCACACGACGACCGGGTGATGTCTTTGGCGATAACTAATCAGATGTTGAAATACGTTTGGTTGCCTGAATATCGGTCTGAGGATTCTCCAATGAAGAACACGATGGGTTGGTGGGAGAAGTACATAATTCGAGACATTCAGCCACAGAATGCACGGATTGGTTCTTTTAACACGACGTCCAGTACTTAGTAACGAATTGTCTTAATAGTTATGGAAGAATTTCGCTGCTTAGACTGTCTATCTACGTTTATGGAGACAGAACTCCCTCGTAGGGGCTCTATTTGTTTTAAGTGCCACATTAAAGGCATCAAGTGGGGTTTTACTTATGGCAAAGAGGATTTCCATGGACCTACGGTTGTTGAGCGTCAGCGTGAGCAGATGCGACAAGCAGAGTCTGCAGGTATAAAGGCTGAACCAGTTGGGCAACGGTGGGTGTGACGTGGAACCAGTCTGGGTTCCCATTGTCGTCGCAGTCATCATGGGACCAGTTGTCGTCGTATTACAGCGACTCCGAAAAGAGAATACCGACCAGCACAATGAAGGGCGCATTTTATTACGGGTCATTGGTAATAAAGTGGACAAAGTTGCTAGCAAAATTGATGGGCATATTGGTTGGCATGATGGTGTTAAAGACAGTGTTGAGAAAGAGGACTAATGGCTAGGACATCTAATCAAGAGTTAATTACTCGTTATCGCAAAAAGATTAACCAATCACGTCGTTGGCGAGAAGAAGAGAAATACGACGACCTTTGGCGTCGTATGATTGACATGTACCGTGGCAAGCATTATGTAAAGTCGTCAGAGAGCGACCAGTTGTTGGTGAACATTGCTTTTGCAACCATCAACGTTATTGCTCCTGGTGTGAGTGTTAACTATCCAAAGATTACTGTTAATGCCCGTAAGTCGGAGCAGGCTCCTAACGCAGTTGTCACTGAGGCGATTGTGAACTATTGGTGGAGACACTATGAGTGCCAGAAAGAGTTTCGTCGTGCTGTCAAGGACACATTGATTTGTGGTCATGGTTGGGTGAAGACCGGTTATCGTTTTGTCGAGAAGGATGTTGAACACGAAGTTTCTGACGAACTTGCTGATGCAAGTCCTCAGTCGATAAGTGAGTCTGCTCAGGTCATCACAGAAGACCGTCCTTTTGTTGAACGTATTTCTCCTTTTGACGTTTTTGTGGATTCTGATTGTACATCTATGTCAGACATGCGTTGGATTGCTCAACGCATTCGTCGACCTTTGTCCGACGTAAAAAAGGACAAGCGATACAATTCGGTTGCTCGCAATGATGCACAACCTAGCCACTATTCTCGTTATGGATTAGAGGGTGTTCGTGGTCGTGATAAGCCACGACCATCGGTTGAGCCAGAAGATACCTATGTTGAGATTTGGGAATATTACGACATTGATGCAGGCAAGATGTCTGTGTTTTGTGACGGTGGCGACAAGTTTCTTGTGAACCCTACGGACATTCCGTTTTCTTTTGGACATCCTTTTGTCATGATTCCAAACTACGAAGTACCTGATTATTTTTACCCAATGGGTGAACTTGAAGCCATTGAGCCTTTGCAGATGGAACTGAATCAGACTCGTACTCAGATGATGAACCATCGTAAGCGTTTTTCTCGCAAGTGGCTTTACAAGGAGTCGGCATTTGATGCCGATGGTAGGTCTGCTCTTGAATCAGATGAAGATAACGTCATGGTTCCTGTTATTTCGGAAGAGAGTATCAACAGTGTTGTTGGTCCTATGCCGGCGGTTATTAGTCCGCCAGAGTTTTACAATCAGTCTGAATTGATTTCGAGTGACATTGACCGTGTGTCTGGTGTATCTGAATATCAGCGTGGTTCACTACCTGAGATTCGTCGTACAGCGACAGAAGCCGGCATCATTCAAGATGCCGCTAATGCTCGTTCATCTGACAAGCTTGCTTTGATTGAGCGTTCTATTGCAGAGGTTGCACGTCGATTGGTTGCTTTGGCTCAGGAGTTTATGACTGGCGAGGCTGCTGTTCGTGTTGCTGGAACTGGTGCCAAACAGGTTTGGTTGAACTTTGACCGTGACTATTTGCAGGGTGAGTTTGACTTTGAGGTTGAGGGTGGTTCTACTCAGCCTGTGAATGAGACTGTGAGACGTCAACAAGCCGTTCAGGTTGTTGACGCTATGGCACCTTTTGTCGATACTGGTATTATTGACATGGCGAAACTTGCTGGTTATCTTTTGACTTACGGTTTTGGTATCAAGGATGGTGCATCGTTTATTGTTCCTCCTCCACCGCCAGAGCCTCCTGCTCCACCTGCGCCTGAACCACCGATGCCACCACAGGGAATGCCACCGCAAGGAATGCCTCCACAAATGCCACCGATGATGCCACAAGGAATGCCACCAGGTATGCCACCACAAGACATGGGTGGTGGATTACCTCCTGAACTTGCATCATTACCTCCTGAGGTATTGATGCAATTGATGCAGCAAATGCAGGGTGGTCAGCAACCACCTCCTGGC